TCCGATCGGTTTTGTTATCATTGCTATAACAGCGCTGATTACGGCTGGAGTTCTTCTGTATCAGCACTGGGATGAAGTCAAAAAGTTTGCAGCCGAAACCTGGGAAGCAATTAAAAAGACAATAAATAATGCCATCGATGCGGTTAAGGTGTTCATATCCAGTACGCTTGAACTGATAAAAACAGCCTGGGAAACTAAGTGGAACCAGATCAAGGCATTTGCATCTAACCTATGGAATGCGATCAAAGCTCTTGCAACATCTATTTTCGAAGCGATCAGAGACAAGCTTTCCGAGATCTGGGACAGTGTAAAAAGGACCATTGAAGAAAAATGGAACGCTATCAAGGATTGGTTTGAAGACATCTGGAAAAAGATCAAGGAAGTGTTTAAACCGGATGCAATGGTTGAAGTCGGAAAGAGCATCATGAATAAACTCTGGGACGGCTTAAAATCCGTCTGGGGTTCCATTGCCGGATGGCTGCAGGGCTGCGCTGATTTTGTCGGTGGTGTCTGGGACGGCATTGTAGAAGGTGCAAAGAGTATTTTCAAGAGTGCTAAAGAAGACGCCGAAGATGATGAGGCAGATGACAGTGATGACTGGGATTATGGCACCAATTCGCCGGTATCCGGTCATGCTTCCGGTGGTTTCCCTAAATCCGGTCAGATGTTCGTAGCCCGTGAGGACGGTATCCCAGAGATGGTTGGAAGCTGGGGCGGCCGTGCTGCTGTTGCCAATAACCAGCAGATCACCCAGGGCATTACCCAGGCAGTCCAGAACGGCATGCGTTCCTGTATGGCTCCGCTTGTATCCATGATGTCAAGTGTAGCAGGTAACGCAGCGCCACCGCTGGCAGTAACAGGCCGTGCAGCTGTTTATGAAAATGATGATGACAGGCTTATGAACCTGGTAAGCCGCGCTATGGCGTTATCACAGAATGGTACCGGTATGGATGATTCACGTATCGTGCGCATCCAGGAACTTTTGGAGCGCATTGTGGATCTGATCGAGGCCATGGACCTGACAGTGAGCATTGATATCCGAGATGTAAAGAAGAAACTGACGGAACTGGAGAAGAGAAGCGGTTACACGTTAAGGACAACGTAAGGAGGCGGCAACAAATGGCAGTAATAACGATCAATGGCCGGGAGTTCCCGGCTCCTGATATCGGTGGGCGTTTGATCGTATCTACGAATGTAAACTCGGGGCGTAATGCCCTGGGTGAATTTGTAGGACAGAAGGTAGGAAGAGACTTAAACAAGTTTGACAGCCTGCAATGGAAGATGCTTGATGCTGCAACCTGGTCAGCTATGCTGAAAGAATTTGATAAGTTCGTAGTGATCGCCCGGATCCCGGATATGGCGAACAATAATTGGACCACGATCCGGATGTATCCCGGAGACAGGTCCGCCACGCCTGTAGAATTTGATAAAGACGGACTTCCTACCGTTTATAAAGAATGTAAGTGCAATATCGTAGACTGTGGGGTGATCGAATGATCTCTATGCCAGCGGCCTATAAACAGGCCATGGATGCAAAATACAGGAAACAGTCCTATATGCTTGTAACGATCGGTATCATCAACCAGGTAGCGCAGAAGGATGTAAAAGCGACTGCAGAACATGGTGTTGCATATAGTTACCTTTCCAATTTTACCAGGCCATTTGATAATTATGATGTGGAACTGGAATATGCCACCTGGGAACAGAATTGGTTTAAAGCTGATGGAAGCATGGCATTCCCGCCAAGATTGGATGAGACGGATTATCTTTATAATAACGGGATAATCTCAAAAGAAATAAAGGGTGGGATCTGCATTTCCTTTGGCAGAGCCTATGACATCAGAGGTCTGACCATAAACTGGGGCAGGAATTATCCTGTGGATTTTACTGTTACAAATGGAGAAAAGACCGTTTCATTCCAGGAAAATGATAAAGCCTATTGGACAACAGAAGAGATCTTCGATAACACAGAATACCTGTTGATCATACCTGAAAAAATGGTCAATGGTGAGAATCGTCTGCGTATCCAGAAGATACTTATGGGTGTGGGCGTCAGCTTTGAAAATAAAAAGATCCAGAAGAGTACCAAGACAGAATTTTCTTCTCCGATTACAGAAGAGCTGACCACGCTGGACTTCACCCTTCAGATTGAGAATTACGGAAGGATATGGGACGTAGAGAACCATGAGAGCGCGATCAATTATCTGGAGGTTGGGCAGGAAGTAACGGTCCGTTACGGATATGAGGTAACTCCGGGGAATATCACATGGATGGACGGCTGCGTCTGCAATCTTTCAGACTGGGAAGCAGATGACGTAAGTATGAGCTTTAGTGCAAAGGATAAGCTCAGTGACTTGTCAGAGAAGTTTTATGGTGGCCTGTTCCGAAGTCAGGGAATCAGTCTGTATGATCTGACAGTTGAAGTGCTTAGTGATGCGGGATTAGATGAGCGTCAGTATGATCTGGATGAATATCTGAAAAACGTAACGGTTTATAATCCGTTGCCATGTGTTACCCACAAAGAGTGCCTGCAGATCATTGCCAATGCAGGACGATGTAAGCTTTACACGGATCGTACAGGAAAGATATGTATCAAGGAGGCATTTGCAACGGTGATCAGCCCGGAGCGTATGAAGGTTCAGTCTGATGATGCAGCTCCTTATAGTAATCTTGCATCAGTAATAAATAACAATGTTAAATATGAATATGCGGATATGGCCCAGGATCACTTCCGGGCAGACGGAAGTATGTTTTTCCTTCCAGTGAATGGCAATTACCTGACAGCCGGATTTGTATCTGAACAGGTATCAGATGAAAATGGCGAGTTTTTAAATG